AACGCGCCTACTGGGCGCTGGAGGACGGCCACAAGGCGCTGATCCTCGACTTCGGCGCGGACGGCCACGGCCCCGAACAGGTCGACGCGAAGGGCGTCGAGATCGAACGGTGCGGCTGTTCGTCCAAAACCACGATGAAAGGCGACTCGCTCGCCGCGTTCCTGAACCGAATCATCGACGATCAAGTAACGGATGATCGGAGCCGCTCCGACATCATCGCCGACATGGCGGCGGCTGCGGGGATCTCGGCCAGCACCGTCAACCAGATTTTGAACGGCTCGATCATCTGCCCGCCGATCGGACGTCTTGAAGGGTTTGCCGAGGCGCTGGGTATTTCGCTATCGCGCATCGTCGATGCTGCCGAGCGCGACGGGTGCGAGTACGACGACGAGGACAGGGCGTACATGAACCTTGTTCGGCGCATCGAGGCGCTGAAGGCCGAGGTCGCCGCGCTCGCCACCGGGAAGACCCCCGATCCCGACCCCCCGACCGATCCCCCCGCAGGCGCCGACGAGAAGCGGCTCGACGAAATCGAGCGCGAGTTCGACCTCGAACGCGACATCGACGTCATGCTCGGCACTCGCAGTCCGAAGACCGAACAACCCCCGGACCCCGAAACCGTCGTCGCGCTGATGCGCGAGCACATGGTGCCGGCCGTCCGGGAAGCGATCAATCGCAAGCGCGGCCGGCTACCCGGCTAAGGCGCGGATACCCGAAGGAGAGAATCTGATGGAGACCGAGAAGACCACCGCACCGGACGTTTCCCCGGAGTACGCGGCCAAGCTGAAGGCGCTTTTGCGCGAGGTCGGCGAGGAGATCGCCGGCGAGATCGCCGAGGAGCAGGTCCGCAAGCTCGCCGAAGCGCGGGCCAACGGCGACGGGATGTTCACGAACCCGTTCGGCGGGGCCGTACCGAGCCACGACGAGCGCGACAAGAAGCCGGGCATCGGCGCGGCACGCGCGGCGCTGGCCGTCGCGAGGGCGAAGGCGATGGGCGGGACGGCAGCCCAGCACGCACGGAGCCTGTGGGGCGCGGAGGACAGCGTCACCCGCATGCTGTCGGGCTCGGCGAAAGCCATGCAGGCCGACGACTTCGACCAGGGCGGCTCGATGGTCCGCGAGACGCATGCGGACGAGCTGATCGACGCGCTTCAGCCGCTGACCGTCGTTCGGTCGCTCGGGCCGGACATCCAGCCCAACCCGACCGGGACGCTCGTATTCGACAAGATCACGTCGGCCCCGACGGCAACGTGGATCGGGGAAGGCGAGAACGCCAACGCCACGCAGGCGAACACCGGGAACGTGATCGCGACGGCCAAGCCGCTCGCGGCGATCGTGCCCGTCTCGAACAAGCTGCTCCGCTACGGCGGGCCGCGCGTCGAGGAGTCGATCCGGCGTCACCTGCTCCGCTCGCTCCGCGTCGCCGAGGACTCGGCGTTCATCCGGGGCGACGGGACGAGCGCGAGCCCGAAGGGGCTCCGCAACTGGGCGCTCGCGGCGAACGTCGCGGCATCGGCGGCGGGTTCGGTCCCGGCGTCCGTCACGCTGGCGAACGTGACGAAGGACTTCGGCTCCCTGATGCAGGCCCTGATGGACGCGAACGTCGACCTGTTCGCCGACAACTCCGGCTACATCATCGAGCCGCGTACGTGGCAGTACCTCTACACCGTCCGCGACGGCAACGGCAACCTCGTGTTCAAGGACGAGATGGACGGCGGCACGCTGTTCGGCTTCCCGTTCCGCGTCACGAGCCAGATCCCGCGCAACCTCGACGCCTCGGGCGACGGAGACAACGACGAGACCGAAGTGATCTTCGCGGCCTTCGCCAACGTGGTCGTGGCCGACTCGCTGGAAGTCGAACTGACAGCGCTCGACGGGGCCGCCTACCACGACGGCTCGAACGTGCAGGCCGGCTTCTCGAAGGACCAGACGGTGATCCGGGCGATCCTCGAGACCGACCTGGTGGCCCGCCACGCCGAAGCGATCGCGGTTCGCACCGCCGTCGTCTGGGGCGCGTAACCCGGAACTGACGCAGGAGCCGGGCAGGCAATGACCCTGCCCGGCGCCACCCAATAGAGAGAGACGGAGGCTACGAAGATGACGGCACGACAGAGGAACTTCGACGAACTGTTCAAGACCGTATTCGGCGCGGCGGCAAACGCCGTCGCGGGCACGACCCCGGACAACGTCGAACAGAACGGCGCCTACGTGAACACGGCGGGCTACGAGACGTGCGTGCTCGTGCTGGCGGTCGAGGCGACGCTCGCGGAAAGCGAGACCGCGACGATCAACATGAACGCCCAGACGGACGCGGATGGCGCGGGCACGGGCACCGACTTCGGGACCGCAGCGACGGCGGTAGTGCTGACGGGCGGGTCGGGCGGGTCGACCGAAAGCGCGATCGTCGAGATTCCGCTCAACCTGCACAACTCGGCGCACCTCGGGTTCATCCGCGGCCAGTTCACGGTCAACGCTTCGGCGGCGGATACGGACACGTGGCGGGCCTCGCTCGTCTACGTGCTCGGCGGCGCAAGCGAGTTGCCGGCCGCCTGAGGGGCCGGGCAATGAGCGCGGCGTAGGGGCCGGTACATAGCTGCTGGTCCCGCGCCCGCTCGATCTACGGGAGACAGAGGCGATGATCCACCGGATACGGTTCACCCGCCACGCGGGCGGGAAATACTGGCGGGGCGACGTGGCGGGATTCCCGCTGGAGGAGGCCCGCTACTTCGTCGACAGGGGCCGCGCCGTGTGGGTCGATCCGCCCCCGAACGGGCACGACGACGACGAGCCCGACGTCTCCACGCATGACATGACAGTCGCGGATGTCCGTGGCCTCGTCGCGGATACCGAGGACGAAGCGGTCCTCCGGGCGCTGCGGGACAGCGAGGCCCGGCATCCGCGATACGAGGGCGGCAGGACAACGGCGCTGGACGCGATCGACGCACGGCTGGAGGAGCTGAAGGGGTGAAGACCGAGGAGCGGGACCGGGAGGCGCTGCGCGAGCGCAGGCGGGAACGCTTGCGTCGTCAGCGTGAGGGCCGCCCGCCCATCGGGTCCGACCGGATGATCCGCCGCGAGGACGCCGAGGAAAAGTCAGATGCTGACGATTGAGACCGCAGCGTCGGAAACAGACCTCGTCGAGCTTGCGACCGTCAAGTCGAAGCTCGGGATCGCCGATTCATCGGCCGACGATGAACTCGGCCGCCTGATCGACGCGGCGTCCGAGACGATCGCCGGGTACCTGGGCTACTTCCCGTGGCGCCAGACGTACACGGAAAAGGTCGCGGGCGAACGGACGCACGAACTGCTGCTGTCGCAGATGCCCATCCAGTCGGTCACGAGCGTCACGGTGAACGGCCTGCTCGTCACCGACTACACGATCCTCGCGGATGCTGGGATACTGGAGCGGAACGCGCTCTGGCCGTGGCATCCGCTACGCGGCCTGCCGGTCGACTACCACCCGGTGGCGGGTTCGCCGAAGAAGAACGTATCGGTCGAGTACGTCGCGGGCTGGCTCGTGCCGGGAGAAGTGGGCCGCGACCTGCCCGCCTCAATCGAACAGGCGGCCTTCGAAACCGTGATCGCGTGGTACGGCGGCAAGTCGGGCACGGGCGCGCTGTCCGCGGCCACGGGGAACCTCAAGAGCGTCCGCATCGGCGACACGGCGTTCAGCTACGGAGACGGCGGCGGAACCTCGACCGTCACGGCGGCCGCGCTCGAATACGCGCTCCCCGTCCGCGCGCTGGCCCGGCTCCGCAAGTACCGGAGGCAGTCGTGATCCCCGAACTCGTCGCGCTGCTCGACACGCCCTGCAAGGTCAACCGCCCGGCCTACGCGGCCGCCGGTGCCGGGGAATTGACCTCGACGGCCACGCCAGCGATCCGGGACGTCGACATGCGGATCGACGCCGCACGCGGCGAATTGCGCTGGGTGCCCGAAGGCAAGCGCGAGCAGACGACGGAAATCGGTTTCGCGGATACGGGCGCGGACCTTCAGGCCGGTGAATACGTCGGCGCGACGACCGGGAACTACGCGAACGTGACGTGGGAGATCGTCCACGTGAACCCCGCCCACGGGGACCATTTCGAGGTCGCGCTCGCCCGGCGCTTCGATCTCGCCGCAACGCTGGACCCGCTCGCATGACGGACCACCTGAAGCGGATCGCCGACGCGCTCGAAGGCATCGCGCGGATGGTGCGCGAGGATCGGCGCGAGATGGAGGAGGCGCAGCTCATGGCGGAAGCCTTCGTCGACCCCGCCGACTGCGACCACCCGCGCGAGCATCGTGCGACGGTCGAGGACGGCGTGTTCATGCGTATCGGCTGCTCGGCTTGCGGTACGGCCGACATTCGCACCCCGGCAGGTGTCCGGTGATCCGGGGCGCCAGGACGCTCCGGCTCGGACCCGTCCAGCTCATGGACCGGCTGGAGGTGCGCCAGAAGGCCCGGAAGGGCGTCCTGTCGGCGGCGCTGGTACTTCGGAACCGGTGGGCGAACGACGTGCTCCGGCGGCCGGGCACGGGTCGCCTGTACCGGCGCGGCGGCGTGTCGCACAGAGCGTCGGCCCCCGGCGAGCCGCCCGCTACGGATACCGGCGTGCTCGCGAACTCGATCGACGTCGAGGGCCTGCCGAATCCGGTGGACCCGTCCGCACGCGTCGGCTCCGGGCTCGCCTACGCGCGGCACCTGGAGTTTGGGGTGCCGGGCCGGATCGAGCCGCGCCCGCACGCGACCGTCGCGCTTGCCGAGGCCGAGAAAGACATGAACGACGCGTTCCGAAGGGCGATGCGGTGAATGGCGAACGAAGCGGACGTTGCGGCCGCGTGGCTGGCGATATGTGCAGCCGATACCGGGGCCGGATCCCTGGTCGCGCTCACGGGCCGCGCCGACCCGATGCGCTCGTGGGGCGATGCGGGCGACGCCTCGCTCCCCGTGCTCGCGCTGCCCGTGCCTCTTTCCGCCCCAACGGGACGGACACCGTACACGCGCAGCCTCACGGCACGCCCCGAGGTCCGCGCCACGCGCGAGTCGCAGAAGCTCGCGTGGCAGATCCTCGACCGGCTGGAGCTCATCACGACGTGGAGCGCGTTCGACGCGCAAGGACTCGACATACAGGTGATCCCCGGCGTCCGGGCGCCCGAGGAGTCTGGTGGGCCTGACGGCTACCGGGTGATCGCTACATACACGCTCAACCTCACGGTCTGAGCACGACAGAACAGGGAGATAGACCATGCCAGAGACCATCCAGAAGTCCTCCGCGGACCTCATCACTCAGGTCGACGAGGTCGGGTTCATCCAGGACGCGGCCTCGCCCGACCCGAGCACCACGACCGACGCGGCCCACACACGCGGCGACACTGCGATCAGCGTGACGGCCGAAGGTGGGGCGCAGGACGGCGACCTGATCCGCATCGGGACGGGCGACACGATGGAGATTGCCGTCGTGGCCAGCGCGACCACCGGCCAAATCACGATCGACCAGGGGCTGGAGTTCGACCAGCCGTCCGGCGTGCCCGTGGTCGAGGTCGTCAAGATCGATGCGGGCCACGTCGAGGAGTCGGGCGTCGACTTCGCCGTTAGCGAGGACATCTTCGAGGCAGGCGCGGCGACGAGCCCGAAGACACTGGTACGCAAGACCGTCCGCATCACGCAGGCGATCACGTGGCCGTCGATCGAGTGGTCCTCGAACCTGTTCGCCCGCGCGTTCGGGATCCCGCAGAGCGCACTCGACGGCACGGGCACGGCGACCGATCCCTACCGGGCGGCCGTCAACTCGGACCTCATCAAGACCGTCACCAACGCGTCGGTCTACGTGGTCTGCACGACCGAGGGCGGCGACATCGTCGAGTTCCAGGGCTGGCAGCTCACGCCGGACCTCAACAAGAGCTGGAACATCAGCCGCAACGCCGTCGCCTCGATGCTGCTCGGCGGTGACGTGAAGACGATCATCCTTCGGCGACACACGCCGTAGTCACTGACAGGACGCCGTGGAGCCGAATGTACAGGTATCGGCGAGGCCCGCACCGGATCGGCCGTGGTCGGAGCGCGACCTCAGGCGGCTATGCGGTAGCCTGAAGAAGGGGATCCTCCGGCGCAACCTCGCGTCGGAGGCCGAGGTCGATGCCGTCATGCCGACAGAGGGCGACGGCCTCAACAGGCACATCCACGGCTACGCGATGCTGCAGGCCATGCGGCAGCGCGAGCCCTACGTCACGCACGGGTCCGAGTACGCCGAGCAGAAGCTCATGGCGGCCCTTCAGGACGATCCCGTCACGGTCACGCTCCTCGATCAGCGCGAACTTCGCGTCCACCCGAAGTCCGAGGTGACGCTCCGCTGGATGGAGTCGCAGTTCTGGTGGCTGAACTGGCTGAACGTCCGCCACGAGGCGCTCCGCGCGATCGCGGACGGGGAGATCGAGCCCGAGAGCCCACCCGGGGCGGGGGCCGCCAGCCCGCGCGAGATGCTGGACGCGATCCGCGAGGAGGCGGACTACCGGGTCGCGCTCCTCATGTGGTGCGCTTGCCACGAGGGGGCGGGCATGCCGTGGTGCTACGGCAATGAGCCGCCCGAGGAAGCGCCCGCCGAATGGATGGACCTGAACCCCATCGAGGTCCGGCGGATCGAGAACGCGATCGCCGAGGCGAACGTCACGCGCCTCCACTTCCTGCCCAAGCCGAAGGAGCGCGGCAAGGGCGTCGCCGTCGACGTGTTCTTCGCGCAGCGGGCGAAGATGACGAATCGCCCGATACGCGAGCTCCGCATGGACCACACGCTCGCGTCGCAGATCGCGCAGACCGCGCTCGCCGGGTTCCGGGAGGACATCGAATGACGGCCCCGCGCGCCGTGCTGTCGCGCTTCCTCGCCGCGTGCATGGAGGGCGACTGGCCCGAGGCCGTCAACTCCGTGCAGGCGTCGTGGCCCGACCGGACACCGCCCGAAATCGACGACGCGGAATACCTGCACGCGATCATGGAGCCGCTGCGGATCGAGGCATTCACGGTGGGCGCGGTTCACCGGGTGCGCCAGCGGCCCGCCCCGCCGTCGCGCTCCATCGTCGACGTCGACTTCACGGTGACGTCGGGCGGCGTGAAGCTCGCGGGCCGTGCGCGTCTCGTGCGCGGCGACAAGCGCGGTCGCCGTGCGGACGGCGCGGGCCGGTGGGGCGTCGTCCCGATGAGCGTCCTGCTCAACCTGCACCAGACGCAGGGGGCGTAGATGCCGCGCAGAATCGACGAGCTGTTCTACGATATCACGGCGCGGACGGGCGGTTTCGAGCGCGGGATCGCCTCCAGCCAGAGGGGCCTCCGCGGGTTCGTCGGCAAGCTCGGTACGGCGACCACGGCGTTCGCGGCCTTCGGCGCGGCGGCGGTAGCGGCCGGGATCAAGGCGACGCGCATGGCGGCGTCCCTCGACTCTGCGCTCCGTGAAGTCGCGACGCTGCTGCCCGGTACGGTCTCCAACATCGAGCGGCTGCGCTCGGAGGTCGTCGCGCTGTCGACCGAGGTTCCGCAGACGCCGGAGCTCCTGTCGCGCGGCCTCTACCAGGTCATCAGCACCGGTATCTCGGACACGGCCGAAGCGATGGACGTGCTCAAGGTCGCGGCGCAGGCGGCGACGGCCGGGCTGACGGACACGTTCACTAGCGTCGACGCGATCACGACGGTTCTCAACGCCTACCAGCTCGAAACGTCCGAGGCGGCGCGCGTCTCCGACGTGTTCTTCACGACGATCCGTGAAGGCAAGCTGACGTTCGGCGACATCGCGTCGAACATCGGAACCGTCGCGACCTCCGCGTCCCTTGCGGGTGTGTCGATCGAGGAGGTCGGCGCGGCGCTCGCCACGCTGACGAAGTTCGGGATCGGTACCGCCGAGGCGGCCACGTCGCTCAATCGGCTCTTCCTGTCGCTGACGAACGTCACGGACGACGCGGCGGCGGCAGCACGCGACATGGGTGTCGAGCTTTCGACGGCGGCGCTCCGGTCGAAGGGGCTCGTCGGGTTCCTCGAGGATCTCGAACGCGCGACGGGCGGCAACCTCGACGCGCTGTCGCAGCTCATCCCCGAGATCCGCGCGGCCCGCGGCGTGTTCGTGCTCGCGGGCCAGGGCGCCGACGAATATCGGCGCGTGCTGGAGGAGACGGGCGGCGCGGCGGGGTCGACGGGCGAAGCGTTCACCGCCATGAACGGGTCGCTGGAGAATCAGGCGACGCTCCTCAAGAACCGCGTGAACGCGGCGTGGTTGGCGCTCGGCGAGAAGACGCTGCCGCTCGTGCTTGGGGCGCTGCGTGCGATCAACACGTTGCTCGAATCGGATGCCGAGCGTCTGTCCCGTGCGTTCGAGACGCTCGGGCTACAGGCACAGGCGGCGGCCGTCATTGTAGCCGAGCAGCGCCGGAAGATCGCCGCAGCGATCAGCGAGAGCGATCGGGAACTGCGGCGTGACTTGCAAGGGGTTATCGACCGTCAGCAACTACAACGTCCGGCCGGCGTCTCGCCGCTTGCTGGACTGCCCGCCGACGTGCTGGACAGTCTGTTCCCGCGCGAGCTGGAGACGGCCCTCGACCAGGGGGCGGACGCCCAGCGCCGGATCGTCGACGAGACGGTCAAGTTCGCGCGCGCGACCGCCGACGCCTCCGACCCGCTCGGCCTGAATCTCGACCTGACCCGCGAACAGGCGATCGAGCTCGCCCGGATCGTCGAGGAGCGTGTTCGGTTGCGCGGCGAACTTGACCAGCAGGTGGCTCGCGAGCGTGAGCTGCTCGACCTCGCGACGAGCCGTGCCGGGGTGGAGGAGGACGACGGCCCCGACCCCGACCCGACGCCGAAGCTCACCGAAGCTGAACGCAAGGCGCTCGATCTACGGGACGCGCTCCTCGAAGCGAACGATGCGCTCGCGGAAATCGGCGCATCCGGCGCGGACCTGTTCTCCGAGGTGCCCGGCGTGCTAGATGACGTGAACCGGCGCATCCGCGAGATGGGCGAGGGGCTGGAGGCCGACTTCGGGGAGTTCTCGCTGGACGCCCGCTTGCTGGCGGCACAGCGCGCGATCGAGGGCGTCACCCGTTCCGGGGCCTCCTTCGGCCAACAGGCGCTTGCCGTGCAGGGCATCCTCGACCAATGGGGGATCTCCGTCGACCAGTTGCCGCCGGGGTTCCGTCAGGTCGTGCAGGCGATCCTCGACGCGCGCGGGGCGGCCGAGGAGACGAACGAGGAGATCCGCGAGCTGATCAATGACATCAGCTTCGCGGCGCGCGGCGCGGTCGAACTCGCAAACGCCTTCGGGCTGGTCGGCGACGAGGCGGCGCAGGTCGTGAATCAAGTCGCGCTGATCGGCGAAGGCATCGGCCGAATCGCGGCCGGCGACATACTCGGCGGCGTCGGCGGCGTGCTGTCGGGGATCGCTGGCGTCATCGGCGGGCTGTTCGGTGGCGATAGCGGGCCGAGCGAGTCGGAGATCGCCCGCGACGAATCGCTCCGCGATAACACACGCCGCATCCGTGAACTGAACGACAGGCTCGCCGTGCTCGGGTCCATCCTGCGCGGACTGCCGGGCGACATTACCGCCGACCTTACCGAAGCCTTGCGCGAGGCGATTCCCACGCTCGAAGGGGCGTCCGGTGGGGGGCTCTCGGGGCCGGGGCGCAGGCTTCGCGCCGAGGATGTGGTCCGGCGGATCTTCGAGTCCCTGGGCGTCTCCGTCACGGACCTCGAAAGCTCCGCCGACGCGTTCGGGCTCGACGTGGACCAGCTTGTGCGCCTGCTTGACGGCGACCCGCTCAACAAGGCCGCGTTCGACGAGGCGCTCCAGCAGGCGCGCTCACTGGCCGAGGTGCTCGGCCGCAGCCTGTCCGAAGTGCTCGATACCGTGCAGGGCAGGCTCTCCCTGCTCCGCGATAGCTTCGACGTGCTCGACATCGAGAGCCCGGCGGAGCGGATCCAGCTCCTTGCCGACGAGCTTGCGCGGGCCGGCACGGCGCTGTCGGCCATCGACATCCAGCGGCTACGCGAGGGCGACGAGGAGTTCATCGAGGCGCTGTTCCGCCAGCTTCAGTCGGGCACGGGCCGGTTCACGACCGTCGGCGCGTTCGGCGATCTGTCGTTCGACGAGTTCCTCGACGTGTTGCGCGAGATCGAGAGCTTGCAGGACCGCGTGGCCGACGCGATCGAGGCGGAAAGCGAGGACGGCTTCCAGCAGGTCTCGGCGGTCGACCGGGCCACCTCGTTCCAGTTCGACCGGGCGCTCGCCCTCGACGGCACGCGGAACCTTCTGCTTGAGCAGATCCGCGACTCGCTCCGCGGCTCGCCCGTAACCGTGACGGACACAATGCTCGCGCGCGCCTCGACGGTACGGATCGAGGGCACGGTGCGACACGTCGTCGATGTGCGCGGCGACGCCTCGGGGATCACGGCCGACGCCGCAGCGGCCCTGGGGCGCGAGTTCGGGCGGGCCGCGAACCTCGACCTCGACCTCGGCGACGAGGTCCGGCGCATCCAGCAGGGCTTCGGGTTCCCGCCGACGAGGGAGCAATGAGTTTCGACCGCGCGGTGATCGTCGACACGGTCGGCCTCGGCGAGCTTGGCGTCGGTAGCGTCTCCAGCGACGGGCGGCTCGGCACGCGGCGCGCGCGCTGGGACGCGGAGGCCGTGCCTGGCCGGACGGGCGTCGTGCTGACCGCGTCCCGGCCCTCGATCGACGCCGGGTCGCTCGACCTTCGGTTCGTGCTGGAGGCGGCAACGCGGACGGCCCTGCTCACCCTGATCGACACGGCCAAGTACCTGCTCCGGGTCGACACGTCCCACGTGTTCCGGTTCGTCGATGACGAGGCCCGCGAGGTGACGGGCGTGATCGAGCGGCTGGAGTTCGGCGGGATCGGCCCCGACCTCGTGCAGGACGCCTGCGAGCTTCGGGTCTCCGTCGTGCTGCCCGACCCGCGCGAGTACGAGACGACGGACACCGTGGTCGGCTCGATCCAGACGACGCCCGTGGCGTTGCCGCTGGGAGCCGACCGGAGCGAGGCCGTGATCGTCGTCTCTGGCGCGGGATCGTTCACCCTGACCTACGCACACAACGACACTACGACGCTTCACACGCTGGAGATTTCCGGCGCGGCCGCACCCGTCACGATCGACATGCAGACGGGTTCGATCACGGACAACGCGGGCGAAGCGGCGGCGTTCCTCGTCGCAGGTTCGAGCTTCCCGTTCTCGTTCGATCCGCTCGACGGCGATTTCACGACCTCCGCGTGGCCGACGCTCGCGTGTTCGGCGGGCACGGCCGAAGCGACGTACCGGAGAGCGTACTGATGCCGGCGCTCGTCAGGCTCGAACGGTGGACCGACCGCGAGTCGAACGCGGGCACGCGTCTCGACTTCTGCAAGGCCGACCAGGTACTCGCGGCCGAGGACTACCGCGAGGTGAGCGGCCGCGAGGAACTCGACCTGTCGATCGACCCCGGCCACTTGTGGATGGCGGGCGACGCGGCGCGTGGCCTGCCCGCCCTCGCCGAGCGTCAGGTCGTGCGCACCGTGTTCGCCGACGACACGTATGACGAATGGCGCGTGTGGCAGGTGAAGCGTGGCCGCCGGAAGAACGGCGCTCGAAAGCTGTCGGCGCTTTGCCGGTCGCCCAAGTTCGACCTCGGCGACGAGCTCGTCGCGTTCCCGCAGGCGTCGGGCGACGTGTTCCTGCACCACGAGCTCGCCGACATCACGGCGACCGACTACCTCGACGTGCTGGACGGCCTCGCGACGTGGCCCGGTGACTTCACGGTTGGCACCGTCGAGCCGACGACGCGCCATACCTGGGTGCTCGAATGGGAGTCCTACCTGTCGGCGCTGACGGAAGCGGCGACGGTCACGGGCGCCGAGCTTCAGGTGATGCGCGACGGTACGACCGGCTACCTTGTCGACTTGCTCGACGAGGTCCGGGCCGGTGAGCGGACGGAGATCCGCTACGCGGCCAACGCGCTCGAATCGGACGTCGAGCGCGACTGGTCGGAGGCGGGCACGCTCGTCTACCCGAAGGGCGAGGGCCCGCAGGGCAGCGCCCCGACCATCGCCGATATGCGGTGGATCATGCGGCGACAGGCGGGCGAGCCGACGCTGACCACGCTCTGGCGGCTGTTCCCGTGGGACGGGACCGATCCGTCGTGGCTAGGGCTCAAGCCGTCGAACCCGGCCCTAGTCTGTACGGAGGACGATCAGTACAACGGCCTGTACCTCGGGCGGCTCGGGGGCGCGTCGATCGAGATCGTCGATTCCGCCCCGGCCAATGCCGGCACGGCGATCGACGTAACGCTCGCCAGCGCGACGGCCGGCGGGCTATGGCACATCCTCGCGGACTCTGCCTCGAACGCGCTCCTCCACGTCCCCGTCCCGTCGAAGATCGCGACCCACGGCCGGCGCGCGATCGTGCTCGAGCGCGACGACGTGCCGGGCGTGACGAATCTCGTGACCCTGCCGTTTCAAGGCGGCAAGCAGGGCACGCACTGGCTATCGATCGGGTCGCCGACAGTCACCACGGTCACGCTGGACGCGAGCCCTGAGTTCGTGCACTTCGGGTCATCGTCCGTCCGCGTGCAGGCGGACGCGGAGCAGGGGTTCGCGAAGCTCGCGAGCCGCGTGGCCGGCAGCAACAGCTTCATGGTCCAGCGCAGTCCGCACCTGTCGTTCCAGGTCTACGGCCACCTCGTGGCCGGCTCCGTCCGCTTCGAGGTGCGCTTCGAGTTCTGGTCGCCGGTATCCGGCGGGCCGGGCAACGTAGATAACTTCGTGTTCCCGTTCGGCGAGGACGACGCGGGGAATCCGATCGAAGCGCGGGCCGTCGGGACGGATGCGCCGTTCCACCTCATGATCGAGCCGCAGACCTTCAACTTCGAGTTCGCCGAGGGCCAGGTCGCGCAGGTCGGCAACATGCGGAACCTCAGCCTTCAGGTCATCGCCCGCGAGGACGGGACGGAATTCTATCTGGATGCATGGCAGGTCGTGAACGCGCCCGTGATCGGCGAGAAGATCGTGGCGGGGGCGTCGGCGACCCGGCTATGGGACGCCGCATGCCGCGGTATCGAGGGCGGGATCGCCGAGCCGAGCGTGCGGCTCAGGACGGCGGCCCTCGACCTTGACCGGCTCGGGGTCAACCCGCTCGACGGCGCGAGCTACACCTACGGGGCCGTTCATCCCGGCGTCACGGCGCGGATCGTGGACACGGGGATCGGGCTGGAGGAGGAGAGGCGGATCAAGTCTGTCCGGCGCGACCTGAAGCGCGAGGCGCTCACGGCCATCGAACTCATGGAGGCCGAAGATGCCACGTGAGGACTCGCTCTCCCGGCGCGTAGGGCGCGCGCGCCGCCGCCTGCAACGCAACCTGTCGGAGTGGGACGTGTTGAGCCGCACGGGCCTCACGGGCGACGAGGCGGGCGACGACACCGGAACGACCCCGACGGGCGACGCACCGAACGACCCCGGCCCGACGCCGGACGACTGCGGCGGCGGCACCGGCTGCGAGGAACTGGCGGCGCTGGAAGTGTGCTCGGACACGGTGAGCGGCACGAGCTTCGAGCGTCAAATCGGTTGCGTGGTCGACGTGCTCGACAAGGGCTGGTCGGAGGGCGACGTGATCGCGTGGGCAGCCGACGTGAAGCTCGAGACGGCGGCGGGCGAGGAGGTCAACGAAACCGGTACGCTGAAGAAGGGCGGAACGGGTTTGTTGCTCCGCGACCCGCTCGACACGCTGAACAATCTGTCCGTCGAAAACGGAACGGCCACGGTCGAGAACGGGAAGCTCCGCATCAGCGCGGATAACACCGACGTGCTCGTAACCGGCATCAGTCCACGCGCGGAGATCGTCGCACAGGTTCGGAAGCAGTCCGGCACGCTCCAGTGGGCTGACCCGTTCTTCTCGGCTCGCCTGACGGACACGCTCGACGGGTACTCGGCCGACCAGACATCCATCCAGGATTCGCTTACGCTGATCGACGGTGGCCTGTTCGATAGCCAGCTCGACGTGTTCAACCATGCCGGCGGCGAGGTGTTGCTCACGGGCTACCGGACGGTGCTCAAGATCCACGTAAAGGACGGCGAGCAGAGTGCAAAGTTCAACCCGGACGGACAGACCTACGAGCTTTCCGCGACCGACACCACGCACAACGGTCAACTGGGGACGGCCGGTTGGGTCGACAGGTCCGGCGGCGATGATGGTCTCTACTGGGATCTGATTCTCTGCCCGAACGACGTCATCACGGTTTCGGGGCTCCCGACCGGCTTCTCGATCCGCGTCGGCGTGCTATCGGCCGCGGAATCCTCGGGCACGGCGACCCTGGACCTCGAAGGGACGATCTACCCGTCACCGTTCCCGCTCGAAGTGCTTGACGCCTCGGGCGACCCCGCCGACTCGTGGATGCCGCCGTCCGGGATCTTCGGCGGCGACTCGTTCGTCTACGATGCGGGCGGGACGCTTACCGCCGACCCGGAGTTCGACGCGGCCGGTCAGATCGACCTCGATATATTCGACTCGGCGGGCACGCTGATTCAGACGGCCGTGACAGGACAGACGTGGTCGTTCCCGACCTACAATCGTCTGGCGGGCACGGTGGAGCTTCCGCCGCTGTCGCGGTTCCTCGCGCAGACGCTCCGGGCAAATGGGACCGCCGACTACGTCGTGTGCGGCCGCCGGGTCGCGATCCGTAAGGGGCTTACCGCGCCGTGGTTCCCGTGCGACGAGGTGCCGGGGGGCGGCGGCGCACCGTGCGGCGCGGTCCCGATCCTTAACGACAGCTTCGAGAGTGGTGCCTACTGGGGGCTCGGCGAGTTCACGAACGACTCCTCGATCAACTCTACCTCGCCGACGTTTGGCGCGATCGACATCGAATTCTCGGCCGGGTTCGGCGACCTCGACCTCCGGCAGGTGGAATCCTCCGCCACGAACTTCGACAAGCCTGCCACGCTCGCGTCAACCCGCTACTTCCCGGTGTGTCCCGGCGACACGATCACGGTGGTCGGCGACGTGCGCCGCGAGGGCTCGGGCGTGCCGTTCGACTCGGGCCTCGCGGTCTACATCGAGTACTACGACGCCAACAAGCAGCTCGTCGGCGGCGAGTGGACGACGGAGATCCTCGTCTGGCCGCAGGGCACGGAATCCAGTTCGCTGGAGTACCGTGGCGACGGCAGGCGGCAGACGGAGATATTGATCGGCGAGCCGTCGGAGATGGGCGGCGTCTATGGGCGCACCGAGGACGATTTCTTCACGCGGATCACGAAGGCGCAGGCGCTGTCGATCCGCTTCGTCTCGTTCCACGTCTACACCTTCACCAACGCGAACGCCACGACGGTCGGCATCCGCTACCTCGACGCCTACCTCAACATCAAGGCGATCGACGCACACTTCAAGATCGACCTGCTGGACGGGATGACAGCGTTCGGCCAGGGCGATGAGTTCACGGCCCAGTTTGTCTCCGACACACGGATCGTCGGTAAGTGGATGTTCTCGCTCCACCGCTGGCCGAAGCTCCGCGAACTAGACTTCGACGAGAGCACCGTGCCGACGGGCCTCAACGATCCGCACACGGGCTACACGGGCACGATCTTCGACTATATCGGCGAGACGAATTGGTTCCCGCGCCACGTCGGAGACGACACCTACGGGCTCCACCCGATCCCGTTCGGCTGCTCGATCTACGCCTCGATGCTCCCGACGACGCACGAGCGGAGCGATCCGGCGACGAACTACGACGAGGGCTTCACGCGCCGCGCGGGTCCGCTGATCCGCGTCAAGTTCGACTATCTCCAGCAGATCGACGGCTTCTCGGGCGTCGCGGGCTACGAGCATCTGTGGTTCGTCCGCGACCCGGCCGGAAGCGCCCCGGAAATCGACATGGCCTACGGCGAGCGCTGGGAGCTACACCTCGATCAGGACTGCTCGCCGACGTTGATCCTATCCCAGCCCGACTTCCCGACGTTCATCGACGTCGAGGACGCAGGCGGACTGGCGAACTACGAGTACGACTACGTGGGGGACGTCAAGGTCATCCACGTATTCCAGGACTCGACCCCGCGCGCGTTCACGTGGCCGTCCAACGTCACCGGACCCGATGGCTCGCCGCCCGCCGTGACGCAGGCAGCGTTTGCGCACGACGTGTTCACGCTCGAAGTGGCACAGAGCGACCCGCCGCAGTTTTTTGCCTGCTCGTGCGCCCGGAACATCAACGGGATGGGCGTGACGACCGCGAGACAAACCGGCCCCGCTACCGCCAACTGGACCGCGCTCGATGGCGTGGGGTCGACCGCATGAGGAGCAATGCCATGAGCCGCATACCGATCGGCAGCACCTGGCAGCGGGCCTTCGATGATGACCCGGACTACCCGCCCGGCGAACACACGGTCACGCACGTCGCAGGCGGCCGCGTGACGCTCCAGATGGGCGAGACTACGATCGAGGTTCGGGTGCCGATGTTTTTCCACCGCTGGGAGCGGGTCGACGGAGGAGAGGAATAGATGGCGAGCCTCGTATACAACGCCTTCAAGGCGAAGAGCGCGTCCGGGCTGATCGACCTCGACACGGACACGATCAAGGTGATGCTGGTCGCGGCCGGCTACGTGCCGGACGCCGACGACGAGTTCGTCGACGAGGGCGGGGCCGACGATCCGATCGACCACGAGATCAGCGTGACGGGATACACGGGCGGATTCGGCGGGTCGGGCCGTAAGACGATCGCGCTGACCGTGACCAAGGACAACGCGAACGACCGGGCCGTGGTCGACGGGCCGGACCAGACGTGGACGGCGCTCGGGGCCGGCGCGACGATCGCGGGCGCGGTGTTCATCAAAGAGGGCACCGACGACACGGACACGGAATTGATCTTCTACGTGGACCTCGCGCCGGACACCGCGACGAACGGCAATGACTTCACGGCCGCGTGGGATGCTGTGGGAATCGCGACTTTCACATGATCGAAATGGAGGACTGACATGGCTGGATTCAAGACGCTGGACGCGGCCGACCAGGTAACTACCGGCGGCACCTATGGGGTCGGCTCGATCAACCGGACCACGATCAGCCTGCAGGTCGACGGGATGGTCACGAACGACATCGTGCAGGTCGAGGCGTCGAACGACGAAGGGACGACGTGGACGCAGGTCGGGGACGACATCACGGCCGACGGCATCTACTCGATCGAGACGGGTGCGAACGACTACCGGGCGAACCTGACGGACGTCTCGGGCGGCGGGACCGTAACGGCGATCTTCTTCGGCGGCTTCTGATGCCCGACGAGTACGACAAGGAACGGCGCGACGGTACCGAACGCCGCAGCAGGCCGCCGCAGACGCACGTCACGGTCGACGGGCTGAGTAACGGCGCGGCGACAGCCGTTGCGAGCGTAGAGGCCAAACTCGACATGCTGATCAAGGTGCTCGCCGGCCTTGCTGTGCTCGCGGTGCCCATCGGGATGGCCGGAGTCGGCGGCATCTGGAACATGGGCAGGCAGATGGCGGCCCTGACGGCCGACGTTGAGCACCTGCCGAGTCGTGTCGCCATCGACGAGATGATTGAGCGGCGGACGGAGGAACTGCGCGAGCAGATGATCGAGACGGCAGCGCAGAGTGAGCTCGCGAAGCAAATGGGCTCCGAGGGCCTGAACAGCCTGTCGGCCAGCATCAAGGTGCTCCACGAACAGCAGACGGCCTTGCGGCGTGACTTTGAACGCGAACACGGAGGCGGACCATGAACAAGCTGATCGCGCTGTACCGGAAGCTCCATTCGACGGACCTGCTGACGTGGGTGGGCCACGCGATTCAGGCGTTCCTGATCGTCGGGCTAACCTACGCCTTCATGGTCGTGATGCCCGGCGAGTGGCCCCACGACGCGCGGCTCGGCGTCGGCACCTACGGCGCGCTGATGGTGTTCGGACACCGCGAGCTGTCCGACATCATCCCGGCATGGATCAAGGCGCACGAGTCGGCGGACCCGGACGCGCAGAAGCATCTGACAGCGAAGCTCAAGGACGGGTTTGGCGACTTCTGGTCCGTGCCCGTGGGCGTCGCGCTGTTCGCGCTCGTGGCCGGGCTGTTCTGACGTGGCGTCCCGCGGCTTTACGGAACTGATCGTGATCCACTGCGCGGCGACGAAGCCGTCGCAGGACATCGGCGCGCGGGAGATCGACGCGATGCACCGGGGGTTCGGCTGGTCTGGTATCGGCTATCACGGCGTGATCCGGCGGAACGGGAACCTCGAACTCGGCCGGCCGTGGGACGATCTAGGTGCGCACGTCAAGGGCCACAACTCGCGATCGGTCGGCGTGTGCCTGGTGGGCGGGCTCGACGAAGCGGGCGATCCGGCCGCGAAGTACGCACCGGTCCAGATGGAGACGCTGCGGCTCGTGGTGGATGGCCTGCTCCAGCGGTATCCCGACGCACGGGTGCTCGGGCACCGCGATCTGTCGCCCGACATGGACGATGATGGCGTGGTCGAGCCGCACGAGTGGATCAAAGCCTGCCCGTCATTCGAGGTATCGACGTGGCTGGCGACCGGAACCGTAGTCTTTGGAGGCGCCGCATGACCGCCGGGGGAGTCACCGCATGGGCCGGTGCCGTCGTCGCCGTAGGGGGCGCGATCGCCGTCGTGCTCGGCCCCGTCCAGTCGAGCGTCCGCGACCTGATCGCGCAAGAGGCCGCGGCCGAAGTCCAGAAACAGATGCAGCCCACCGCGCAGAAGCTCGAATCCGTCGTCGATCTGCTACGCCGACAGGAGGACCGCGCCGCGCTCGCCGATTGCCGCGAGTACCGGACGGAGCTACCAGCGGGTCAGGTCCGCGAGCGCCGGTGCCGGGCGGAATCCGATTACCGCTGGGCACGCTGGGCGTGGCAGGACTGCCGGGACGAGAGAGGCGCGGACCATCCGCAATGCTTCGAACCCGAACCGCTGGGGGATCCATGAAACAACGCAAGCTCGCAGGAACGGTGATCCTCATGCTCGGGGCCGCCCCTACGGTGCTCTGGATCATGGGCGCGGTCGGCTGGATCGACCCGGTAGCGGAATGGCCCGTGATCCTGATTACGCTGCTCACGACGGGCGTAGGGACGGAGCTCGTGCGCGAGAAAGAGGCGCGGATCTACAAGCTGCTGGCGTCGGTGATCGGCCGGGGCGATGGCGCGGCGTAACCTCGAAATCCTGCTCGACTTCCTCGGCCAGCCGCTCGTATGGCTGACGCTGGTCGCGGGCGGGCTCGTCGTTGCCGCGTCGGTGGGCTGGCTCGACCTCGCCATGCTGGAGCAAGTGCTTGCCGTGCTCGGCGGGTTCCTGAGCGGGCTGAAGTTCTGGTGACCATCGGCGGGCCGGTGAGAACGAAGGGCCGGGCTCCTGGATCCAGAAGTACCAGCGGAGCGAAACCCCGGTGCGGGACAGCTTGCCGGTCTGCCTACCCATGAGGGTCAGGATGCTCACGACGCAGATCGGCGTCGTGATTGATGGACGCGAGACGGTGTTGCTCGAGGGCGAGGTCGTCGAGGTCGAGCGCATGCATGAGCTCGCGGCGATCCGCGGCGCGTGCCCGGCGGCGCGTGAGCCGGTAAGCGATCTGGACGGAGACGTGGTCCGCTGTTCGATCTGCGACCGGCTCTGGCGCGTGCCGCGAGGGATGGACGGACGCACGACACGGTGCGGCAATTGTTCGCCGGCGACGGACTACAAGCTCCGGGTGCTGGCGTCATGATATGGACGGGACCGGTCCCCCGTAGCGAGGGAGATCGTGGGCGAGGGCACCGGACGGCTGGCAGCCCGATGGCTTTGCGCCTCGGTTCGCACGGGTCGCCCCGCGCAAGCGGATAGTAGCCAACTGGCGGCGGCATGGATCGAGGGTCCGCCCGAGCTCGCCGGGACGCACAGTAGCGGCCGGACCGTTCAACTGCTCAACGGAGAGGCATGATGATACGACGACTCGCGGTACTACTCGCCGTGCTGGCAACGCCCGTAGCGGCGCAGGAGACGGTCAGGGATTCGGCCCGCGCCGAGGCGATTCGGTCGCGCGGGTTCATCCGCGGCGCCGAGACGCAGCTTACGAAGGTGCTCGACCTGATCGAGCGGATAGAGACGCACCCGGACGGCACGGTGGACACGATCTATGCGTCCGACCTGGTGCCCGATTCCGCGCCGCCCGAATGGCGACTGCCGGATGCCGTGCCCGACTCGACCTCGCCGCCCTGGGTCGGTGACGGGCGGCGGCTCTACACCCATTGGGCTTGGGGCGATTCGAGCGTAGCATGGGCCAGCGCCGGGGGCGACACGATACAAATGACGTGGCGCATCCCGACCAACGACTATGTGCGGCACATCTGGCCGACGTTCCAGCGCGAGGACGACAACCTATGGGTGCCGACCGGCGACGGCTGGCGGCGCGTCCGCGTCCACGAGAGTCGTCCGTGGATCTGCATGACGGACGGAGAGGCTGACGGCTACAGCTTCACAGAGAAGATCATCGCGGCGGGAATCGCGCTCGGTCTGAAGGTGGCCGACTGGACGGTGGGCGTTGACTCGATGTTCGCGCAGGGACTCGACCGCGTCCCGCCCGACTGCCCGCCGGAGGAATCCGTAGCGACTGACCCCGGTGACCTCCCGATGCCCGCCAGCGTCACGCTCGCCGGGTACGTCGAGGGCGAGGACAACGGCCTGCTCATACAGTGGACCGCGGCCCCGGCAGGGACGGACAGCGTGATCGTCACGGGCGGCCCGAACGGTCCCGGCGCGACGTTCCGGCGTGCGCTCATCGGGACAGCCCGTGAATGGCGCCAGCCGCTCGCCTACGACACGGTAACGTCCGTCTGGTCGTGCGTCCGCTACAAGGAGGCGGCGGACGCTGGGCCTAACCGTTGCAACTCCTTCAACTGGGCACCGATGTGAGCAAGCTCGGGCTCGTCGGCTGGGCGCTCGCACTGGCGCTCGGGCTGATACTCGCGCTGGGGAGCGGTGACGACGCCGAGGCGGAGCGTGCCGCCCGTCAGGCGGCCGAGGAACGCGCCCTGAAGGCCGACAGCGCCGCCGCGAAGGCATGGGCGGCACGGAACGCGCTCGCGGACTCCCTCGCGCGGCAGGACTCGATTTGGGCCGATTCGCTGGCCCGGGCCCGCGAGGCGTCGGAGGTCGCAGTAGGCCAGGCGAACGAGCGGACGGGTCGGCTCCGTGCGCAGCTTACCGCCGAACAGCAGCGCGAGCTCGATCAGATCACGGCGTTCTGGGAGACGGCCGTAGCCGAGGAACGCCGCGCGACGGAGGCCGCCGAACGCCGAACGGCGCTCGCGAAAGCCGAGGCGGCGGCGAACCTGCGACTCGCGAAGATGGAACGCGATAGCACGGTAGCGCACTGGCGGGACGCCTACGAGGCGGCGGTAGTAGAGATCGAGGCCTTGCGTTCGCCCGGCTTTCTGTCGCTCGACTTCGCCGACGTGCCGAAGCTCGCGATTGTCGGGGGCGCGGTCTACCTGCTCACGCGATGATGGGGCGTTGATCCGCTGGCGATACGTTGCAGGCCAACCAGCGCGCGCTACATTCGGGATACGTTCGGCGGGCGCACAGTCGGAAGGAGCGTGAAGTGACGATCGACAGGATGCAGCAACTGGCCCGCGACCACGCCTACGAGCCGGCTCGTGGGGTGCTGGGCGACCCGGCACCGGAGCCGCTGCGCGACGAGGTGCGCGAGTTGCCGATCCGGCTCGGCGGGCGGCGCCTGTTCGTCGCGGTCGACGCCGACGGCGAGTTGAGGGCGATGGGGCTGATGGAGCACGGCGGCGACCGGAAACGTCTCGCGGTGCAGCTCTACGCGGCGCTCGATGCGTCCGAGCCCGCTCTGAGGCTGAGGGCCATCTAACCGGCGCTATTCTGTCGGGGTGTCCCGACGCCCCGGCCCTTCCCCGTCCGCTCGTCCCTGGGCGGCAACTCCTCCTCGGACAGTACCGGCGCGATATCGCCTTCCTCCGCCAGTCGCAGCATCCAGCGCGCGACCTTGCGGACTTCGGCGGCGAACTCATCCTTGTCCGTCGTAGTCCACTCCAGCACGTCGTTCGGGTCAACCTGTAGCGCCCGACAGAGCGACAGCAGGACGCCGGCCGTAGGCGACATGTGGTCGTTCTCGATCCGGCTGATCGCATTCTTCGACACCGACTCGCCTAACTCCTCCGTTCGCTCGGCGACGTCGTCCTGCGACAAGCCGCGCCCTTCGCGCGCCTCCTTCAGGCGCTTACCCAGCCCGGGCACGATCCGGTTACGTCCCACGGCAATCTCCCATCGGCGGGCTCCTGTTTGGTGGGTGCCCGTCAAGATGGTGCCCCCTGTTGCGGGTAGTCAACATGCGTGTAGTATCGGTGACACACGTAACCGATAGTTGACAGCGTCGGAAGGGTACCTTATCGTGGGTCATGTGTCCCGCATCGGGTGCGGGGCCAGGACTCAACGGAGGCTGCTATGCACGACCGAGTCAACGTGATGATCCTGCTGGTCGGGATCGCTCTGATGGCCGCCCTGGTCATCGGGATCAAGGCGGGCGAACGGGTCGCTACGGAGCGGATGGACTCGTGGGCCGCCAGCTACGTCGAGACTTACGTCCGATGAGCGCGGGGTTCGTCGTAGCCTCATTCGCGACGATCGGGCTGCTCGCCTGCGGCTACTACGCCGTGCGGGACAGAGCGGAACCCACCGAGCACGCGAAGCGGGACGCCGAGGAAAAGGCCGCGCGGCTCACCTACCGATTCCGAGGCGGCCGGATGGAGGTCATGGAGGGCAAGCGGATGATCGCGGCGGGCGTCGTGAAGCCCGTCGTCCGGCGCCCGAACGGAACCCGCGTCTACGGGGCAAGTGAGCCCGAGATCGCGGACAGGCTGCTCGCGGCCATCCAGAAAGACGAAACCCCCGATCCGTAGACCGGGGGCTCCGAAAAGGTGAGGCGGTTCCGCCCGTGAGAAAACGGTTCCGACCTCGGATGGAAACGATGAAAGAGAAAGGTAGGGCCGAATGATGGAAGCGTCAACGCAGGTGCCGGACCTTGTCGCGGTGCTCGACGCCGCGCTGAGGGCACGGCCCGACGAGTGGGACGAGGCGGCGCTACATGCGTCGGACCTCGCCGTGGCGCTCGAGGACGACGGCGACCGCAAGTGCGGCCGGCAACTCTGGCTCCGCACGCACGGGGCCGAGAAGCGCGAGCCGACGACGGGCGAACACCTGATGTGGCACCACGGGCGCCGGATCGAGCGCGAGGTGGTAAAGATGTTCGCCGAGCACCTGCCGGACGAATGGTCGATCGGCGCCGTGAACCGACAGGTCGGCGACGATGACGTGACGGCGGAACTCGACATCGAACTGCACGGCCCGAACGGCGTCGTCGTGATCGTCGACGTGAAAACGGTGCGCGGGAACTGGTTCCGCTACGCCAAGATCGCCCGGCCCGCCGCGATCATGCAGGTCCGCAAGTACATGAAGGAGCGCGGGGCCGACTACGGCATCCTGCTCTACATCGACCGTGAGGGCCAGAACCCGCCGGAGCAGTTCACGGTCGAGCGCGACGACGCGGCCGTGCTCCGTGCCGAACAGGTCGCCCGCGAGATCATCGCCCTGCCGCAAGCGCCCGCCGTCATGCCGCCGAAGGTGAAGGTCCGCGCGAACAAGGGGCCGGACGCGGTCTACGCCGAACTCCCGTGGCAGTGCAGGTACTGCCCCTACCTCGACGTTGCCTGCGACGGGGCGCTCGCCCCGGCCGACCGCTACGACGGCGTGGTCGGCCACACGACCCGCTACGGCTTCAAGGCCGCCGTCACGTTCACCGACGCCGCCGAGGCCGCGATCTGCTTCCAGATCGACACAGAGCCCGTCGAGGTGCCCGCATGACGATCACCACGGGCGTATACGGCACGATCCGCGGCCCGCGCATCGGCGTGTATCTCGCCGACCGCCGGGCGGAACTGACGGCATACGAGGCCGAGCAACTGGTCGCCGAGCTGATGGAGCGGATCGAGCAAGCGGAGGCCGAGGAACGCGAGAACGAGAAAGCCCGCATCGCAGAGATGCGCGAGCAATACGAAGCCAGAAAGGCGGCAAGTCATGGATAACGCATCGACGACGACGGCCACGATCGCGAAGAAGCTGGCCGAGGCGCAGGCCGAGATGAAGAACGCGAGCCTCGACGGCCTGAACCCGCACTTCACGTCGCGCTACGCAACGCTCGCGTCGATCAGGGACGCGACGGTCCCGATCCTCGCGAAGCACGGGATCGCGCTGGTGCAGGGCACCCAGGTACTCGACGGCACGCTGGTCGCGTTCACGCGGCTCGCCCACGGGGACGAGTGGTACGAGTCGACCTACCCGGTGGCGATCGAGAAGCCCCAGCAGATGGGGAGCGCGATCACCTACGCGAAGCGGTACATGCTCGCCGCCATGTGCGGGATCGCGGCCGAGGATGACGATGACGGCAACGCCGCGCAGACGAGCGGGGCGACCCCGAAGGTCGCGAGGGCGAAAGCCAACGGAGCGGGCGAGCCGATCACGGCCGAGACGCGCCAGCAGATCGAGAACCTGTTCCGGCCGGTCGAGGAAATGTTGTCCGCGCCCGAGAAGAAGGCCGTGACGGACGCGCTGAAGGGGACCGAGGAGCGCGGCAAGAAGGCGCTGTCGTTCCTGCAGGACCGGATCGCCGAACTCAACGCCGCCGCCGAGGTGGGCGCATGACCACGACGCTGACGGGCACGGAGGCGCGCCTGCTCGCGCTCTACCGCCCGATCAAGGAGCACATGTGGGGATGGGAGCGCGAGTGGATCGACGGGGTGCTGACCGATGGGACGGACGCTGAGGTGGCCGACGCGGCCAGGTACTGCCGCGACCGCATCGACGCGATCCAGCGGACGCACGCGGAGCGTGAAGCGTGAGCGCCCCGGTCTACCGCGTTCGCATGGGCACGGGCGGCGTGTGGTACGTCATGGAGCACATGGACGGACGTGTCGAGGTCTACGCCCGTCTCGTGGGGCTCAAGGCCGAGGAACGCGCCGAGGCGATCGCGGAGAACATGAACCGGAGGATGGCGTCGTGACGACATTCGTATGGACGATCGCGGTGTTGTACATGGTCCGAGTGGCGGCCGGATTGCTCGTGATCGGGACGGCCAAGTTCCCCGTCAAGTCGAGCATAGGTGAGACGGCCTTCGGGGTGGCGATCAGAACCGGACTACTCGTCTGGGCGCTGGTGTTGCTGCTATGAACCCCGAACTCGCCCAGCTCCCGATCTTCGGCGCCACCTACGACCCCGAACGGGACATGGAGCGCCTGACGGCCCAGCGCCAGAGGGTCGCCCGCGCCATGCTCTCGCTCGGCTGGTGCAACGCGGAAACCGTCACGTCGAAGATCCTCCGCACCACGGGCAAGCGCGAGAAGGTCGCGAGCGTGGATCGTCAGATGCGCTACGTGCGCGAGTGGGCGCTCGCCGAGGGCTGGACGTGGCGGGAGCGTGACGCCGGAGGCGGTGCGAAGCTTTACAGGCTGGACGCGCCATGATCCTCGTCGGGGATGCGCGGGAGAAGCTGGCGGAGATCGAGGACGGGAGCGTGCAGACGTGCGTGACCAGCCCGCCCTACTGGAAACTCCGCGATTATGGGCACGATGAGCAACTCGGGATGGAGGAAACGCCTGCGGATTACGTCGCGAACCTCGTCGCCGTGTTTCGCGAGGTGCGCCGGGCGTTGGCGGATGATGGTACGCTGTGGCTGAATCTCGGCGATTCGTGGGCCGGATCGTGGGGGGCGCAAGGCCGTAACGGGCAGACGGCGGATCGGTCGGTCGTCTCTGCTCGGCAGATCGAGGCGCACCCGAAGAACGCGAGCCGGACGGGCTCGATCCCTGACGGCTCGCGGCTCAAGCCGAAAGACCTGGTGGGCATCCCGTGGTCGGTCGCGTTCGCGCTTCGCGACGACGGCTGGTGGCTCCGCGACGAGATCATCTGGCGGAAGCTCAACGCGATGCCGTCCAGCGTCACGGACCGGACGACGCGCTGCCATGAGCAAATATTCCTGCTCTCGAAGTCGGCCCGCTACTATTACGATGGCGATGCCGTGGCCGAACCGCTCGCCACCGATCCGCGCGAGCGTAAGCGGTCCGGCAACAAGAAGCGGACGCCCGGCGAGGACGTGATCCCCGGCGCCTCGCACGTCGGGCGCAGTTTCCCGTGGACAGAGAACGACGCGGGCACGCGCAACCGGCGCTCCGTCTGGACCATCACGACGAAGCCGTTCCCCGAGGCGCACTTCGCCACATTCCCTCTGCAAATCCCGATGCTCTGCATACAGGCAGGGAGCGCACCGGGCGACACCGTGCTCGACCCATTCGCGGGGGCCGGGACCACCGGAGTCGCTGCGACGAAGCTGGCCCGCGAGTTCGTCGGCATCGAGCTGAACGAGGAGTACGCCGCGATGGCCACGCGCCGGATCATGGGCACGCCGCTCGCGCTGGAGATCGGCGCATGACCACCGCCATCTGGCTCCGTATCGCCACGCTATGCGTCGTCGCGCTCCTGACCGTGATCGCCATCGAGACGCACCGGATCGCCGAGGCGCTCAACCAACCCGAGGAGACGGAATGAAGAAGCGAACCCTGGCCGACGTGCTGGCGGACCTCAGGCGCGAGTCGGGCCTGTCGCTGCGCGAGGTTGCCGACCGGATGCCGGAGGCCGAGGCGGCGGGCCACGGACGCGCGGTGAGTTTCGTCGCGCTAGGCCGGTACGAACGCGGCGAGCAGATGCCCGGGGCCGACATCATCGAGGCGCTGGCGTGGGTCTACGACATCGAGATCGGCGAACTGTACGAGATGAGGGCGCAGGAGGCCGTGTGATTTTGCGCGGCCCCGCTGGCTTCTCTACAATGGAGGCCCCCGATGAGTGAAGCGTACCGCCCGGACCTCGTGGGCGACGGGTACGACATCGAGCCGCTGATGCGGGCCGAGCAGGTGGGGCGAGTCCTCAGCGTGCCGGCCAAGAAGGTATATGAACTGTCGGGTCTGCCCCGTGTCCGCGTGTCGAGCGGGCGAGTCAGGTGGCGACCCGACGACGTGAGAGAGTTCATCGAGAGGCGCCGGGAGAGTTGACCTTGCCCTACAACCGGGGCGGAATCTACTACATCAAGCGGACCCTGCCGGGAATCGGGCGCGTCTACCGCACGCTCGGCACCCGTTCGAAGGGGCGCGCCCGGACGATGGAGGAGATCGTGCTGCGGCTCTGCGAGCGCGGCCACCTGGAGCCCGTCCGCGCGTTCCTCGATGGAACGATCTCGGCCCACGAGCTGGCCGACGCCTTCGATGGCGGGACGCTCCACGAACTGGCCCGCGACCTTAGAGCCGGGTCCGTGACGCTCAGGGACGCGGTGCGGGACGCGCTGGCTTCGAAGGAGCCGGACGTCCGCGCATCGACGTTCGAACGCTACCGGCAGGCCGCGGCCCACGTCGAGCGGGTCGCGGCGCTCGAGGGCGTCGCCACCGTCCGCGAAACGTGCTCCCCTGCCCATATCCAGCGCCACAAGCGCATCCGGCTGACCGAGGGCGCGCACCGGCTGACGGTCAACAAGGATCTGCAGGCGCTGTCCATGCTCGCGAGCTACGCGCTGGAGCGCGGGTGGATCGAGAAGCGGCCGAAGATCAAGCGGTACGCCGCACCCGACCGGATCCGCTACCTGGAGCCCGACGAGCTCGCCGCGTACATGGCCGCTGTCCGCCGTCTGTTCCGGCCGCAGATGCAGGTGCTGGTCGGCTCCGGCATGCGGCTCGGCGAGACGGAACAGCTCCGGCCCTGCGACATCAAGTTTGGTGCGGGCGAGTGCCGCGCGCTCCTGCGTGACGCGAAGTCCACGGCGGGCGTACGGCCCGTCTACGTTCCCGAGTGGGCGGCGGAGCCCTTGCGGGCGCTCACGGACGGCCGGCCCGCGACGGCCCGAATCTTCGACATCCCGCGCCGCACCGTGCAGGAGGAGCACAAGCGGACGTGCCGGATCGCGGGGATCGCGAGCTACCGGCTCCACGACCACCGGCACACGGCCGCCGTGTCGCTGGCACGGGCCGGCATGCCGCTCCCGACGCTCCAGAAGCAGCTCGGCCACCGGAGCATCCAGCAGACGATGAAGTACGCGCAGTTCCATCCCGACTACCACGACGTGGGGCGCTTCTTCCGGCGCGTCGAGGAGCGGTTCGGGCTCGGCCAGGGTGCAGTCCGGGGTGCAGCGCCCCCGGAGCACGAGAGCGAGGCCCGAACGTGACCCGCGTAAGTCGTTACGACGCAAAGCGGAGGGGGCGGGACTCGAACCCGCATGCGGTTGCCCGCGCCGGTTTTCAAGAGCGACCGGAGCTTTCCCCGAGCGTCCCTGACCCTACCGACCCGCCCACACGGGGCGGCCGGACGAGAATACCGCGCCCCTGCCCTTCTCCGCCATTCCATGAACGTCACCACGCCCGTGGTGCAATCCGGGGTGCAGCGCCTGCCCGATATTTTTTGCCCGCGCCGTCCCCGATGATGCGCGTCGCACGCCCGATCCGATACATGCTCCCGGCTGTCCCGCCGAACCGTCGCCCCAGAAGGAGGAACGTTGACTCGATGGATTGCCGTCTCGACCGACTACCTGAACGCGAACCACAGGATGCACCCGCACTCGACGGCCGAGCCGGCTTGCAAGGCGTTCGCGTGGATCGACCTGATCGGGCTGGCCGCGTGGCGCGACCACGGCGGGCTGAAGCGCGGCCAGGCACGGGCCAGTCAGCGGTTCCTTGCGGCACGGTGGAACTGGCACCGCTCGAAGGTCCAGCGGTTCCTCGATGAACTGGAGTCCAGCGGGTCTATAGACAGGGGCCGGGGCGCGAGCCGCGAACCCGACCGCATAACCATTTGCAACTACGACGCTTATCAGGAAACGCGATCCACGAATAGGTCCACGGATAGGTCCACGAATAGGTCCAAAGAAGTACCAGTACCAGTACCTACTTCTAAGCGCGCACGCGCGAGGAGAAACGGCAGAAAGCCGCCAAGGCCATCGGACCCGATCGACATGCGGGACGCATCGGCGAGGCCGGAGGCAATCCGCGACATCCTCGACGGACTGAAACGACAGGTGAACGGAGGCGACCCATGACGCACGTTCGGGCCAGAGACTACCACGGCTACGACCCCGAGGTCGGCGCCCCGTTCGCCTACGACGTCACTCCGAGCGGCGCGGTGGTCCGCGTCGAGACCGACGGTCGCGGGAGAACCGTCGAGATCCCGGTGAAGGGCGAACCCGCCGAGTACGGGCTGTGCGCGCCGCTGCCCACGGACCTGCGCGCCCGGTATCGCCGGATCGAGCGCGAGAAAACACACGCCGACTGGCCGATGGAGCGTGTGCGGGACGAGGTGCCGTCGGTGCTGGAGCGTCGACCCATGACGCGTGAGGCGCTCGCCAGCGAGCTCCGCGTGTTCACGCACCAGGTGGCCCGCGCCCTCGAGTCGCTGCGGCGACGGGGCGAGGCAGAGTGCTATGCGTCGCCCGACGCCGGCGCTCGTAAGTATCTGTGGGCCGTAACCGATAGTTGACACGAGGCACCGGATAATGTATGTTCCAGGGTGTGAGAGACGTTCCCCGAACCGAGGAGGAAACGATGAACGGAAACGCGAGACTCGATGGGCGCGAGCGGGCGATGATCGACCGATGCGGACCTAAGACGCTCCGGCCCCAGGATTGCCCCGAGCGCCCGACTTACTATGGCGTGGTGCGGGACGGTGACGACGTGGTCGTGATCCGCTGTTACCGGACGCCAGACCTGAACGCGCAGGAGCACGCGCCGTACGTGCCCGAGGACCGGCGCTTCCCCGACGACGCGTCCGCAATCCTCGCCATGCGCGACATGAACGACGCCTTGCTGTTTGGGGGTACCGCATGACCCCCGACACTCGCCCCGCCATCGAGGCCCGCGAACGCATCGCCAGAGGCTGGGCCATGCGTACCGGCATCTGCATGACCTGTCAGGACGACTTTGGCCCCGATCGCCTGACCGACGGCGAGTGCGAGTACTGCCGGAACCGCAAGGCCGGCCTCTGCGAATGCGGGAACGAGCCGGAAGCGGGCGGCAAGTGCGGCCCGTGCATGGAGGATCAGCGGGCGGACGAACTCTATCACGCCCAATTCTAATCTCGACACAGGAGACGGGGGCGATGGCAAAGCAGAACGGTAAACGGGCGGTGCTGGTGACGACGGCGCATCGGGGCTTGTTCTTCGGCATGGCCGACGAGACGGACGGCGACCGGATCAAGCTGACGGACGCTCGGCTGGTGGTTTACTGGTCGCAGGACGTGCGCGGGTTCATGGGGCTCGCGGCGTCGGGTCCGTCGAAGTCGTGCCGGATCGGGCCGGCGGCCGACATCGAGCTCCGGGACATTACGAGCGTCGTCGAAGTGACGCCGGAAGCCGCCGAGCGGTTCGCGGCGCAGCCCTGGGGCTGACGGTTGCCGCGCACACTTGCCGGTCGGGTGCCGGGTTGGGCGCTGCGTAGCTCCGGCTCCGGCTACGGCGACGGCTACGGCTACGGCGACGGCTACGGCGACGGCTCCGGCTCCGGCTCCGGCGACGGCTCCGGCGACGGCTCCGGCTACGGCTCCGGCGACGGCTCCGGCTACGGCTACGGCGACGGCTCCGGCGACGGCTCCGGCTCCGGCTACGATCTGGAGCGATCCCGACCCACCGAACGCGTGAAGGTGACGGCCAAGCACCTGCGGGACGTTGCCGCATGCTCCAGCGAGGTGCGCCGGTTCGAGCGCCTCTACCCGGACGGCGCGGTCTGGCCCGACGACATCGCCGAGGCGCTGGCCGCCGGACTCGACGTGTCGTGGGCCGAAGCGAAGCTGGGGTTGCCGCCGGTGATGGTCGACGAACTCTATCACGCCCAATGGTGACTGGAGGGAACAGGTGAGTGGAACATTGACTGCGACGTGCTATCTACGGCTGGACCCACACGTAAATCGGGGGCGGGTGACTGGCTTCAAGGTCGGAGCGGTGACGCAATCGAGGCCGCGCACCGCAGACGGCCCCGGCTCCCGAATGGTGAAGCTGACGGTCACCATGCCGCGAACGGCCTTCGACGCGCTCGAAGCGTCCCTCGACGTGCCAGCCGAGTTCGTGGAGGCGCCCGTCGCGCTGGAGCTGAAGCCGCCGGATCCCGCCGGCGCACACGGGGCACGAGCGGAGACGAGCGGAGAGGACACCCCGGTGATGCGCTGGCGGGATCAACAATCAACAGAGTGAGGAAAGCATGGCCTACGGTGAATCAGAGGAGACTCGTGCGCAGCGGTACGCCAACTACTGGAGGATCGGACGCTGGGTGACGATCGCCACCGCGTTGCTCGTGGTCGCGATACTCGCCGGGCACCCGCCATACCGTGTCTGGCAGCAGGAACTCGCCGGGAAGGCGACGCTCCGAGAGGCTGAGTGGAGCCGCCAGGTGGCGATCGAGGAGGCGCGGGCGCTGAAAGAGTCGGCCGTCCTGCAAGCTGAAGCAGAGGCGATCCGCGCCGGGGGCGTGGCGGAAGCGAACGAGATCATCGGCCAGAGCCTTCGCGACAACGAAGCGTACCTGCGCTACCTCTGGATCAACGGCCTGCACGACGGTTCCTCCGAGATCATCTACGTCCCGACGGAGGCGAACCTGCCGATCCTCGAAGCGACCCGAAACCCGCCGACTCCCGCCCCGTGATGCGCTGGCAACGAAAGGACGGACGATGAGCAAGACGGTGCAGTGCGCCGACTGTGGGATCGACTTCTGTCTGCCGGATCAGCTTCACCGGGCGCGGCTGAATGACCATGCGAACTTCTACTGCCCACACGGCCACAGCAACTACTACCCGGGCAAGTCGGAGGAGGCGAAGCTGCGCGATCAGATCGCGGTCCTGCGCTCCGAGATCGACTACCTGCGTGGCAGTCGGGACTCGTGGAAGGAGGCCGCCGAATCATGGGAGCGCCGCGCCTACGGCTACAAGGGCGCGATGCGGAAGGCCCAGCGCGAAGCGGGCATCATCCCGATTGCTAATGCGGGCGCTGCGTGATGAACCCGGCTTCCGCCGCGTGGAGCGGCTGACTACGGAGGGACGATGAGCGAGACGACGGACCTCGTCCTCGAAGGCGTGCTGTGCGAGACATGCGGTGGCCTCATCGACGAGACGCCGGTCGGGCATCCGCGACGATGCGGGGAGTGCATCGAGTTCGATACCGACATAGTGCTGGATTCGCTCGTGTCCGGCGCAGCACCCCGTGACCAGGAGGGCGGGCATGGCTGACGAGTCGATGTGGGTAGCCGATGGGTTCTACGTCGTTGATCACGGCGACGATCCCGACGAGTACACCGAGTTTCGGGTCCTAGCGGGGTCTACCCGCGATGGTCGCTGGCTAGCCAACCGCCTCAACGCCATGCGCCGCGTCGAGGCGCTGCTGGAGGAGTTGGAGGCCGTGAGCGACCACGCCTCCTCCGCGCATCGTATGTACATACGCCAGCTCCGCACCGCGATAGAGGGCGAGGGCACCGATGGCTGACGAAACATTTCCGGGGTTCGGAGTTTCGGAATACGGAGAGACCGAGCCGCCCGACTCAGACATGGCTGATCCGGTCGAGTGGGCCGGAGCCTTCTTGGCGTGGCTCGCGCCGGAATATCGAAGGGCGATCCGCGAAGCCATTGAAGCCGACCGCCGTGCGGACCTGACGGACGGGTGGGAGCGGGCAACGAAAGCCGAAAGATTCCTCGATCGCGAAGGCTACCGAATGTGTGACACGCCCGCCTGCAACTGCGGATCGTGGCACCGCATCCAGACAGAGGGCAAGTGAGCAAGATACCCGACCGAGTATGGTTGAGCGCCGATAGGCAATGGGCGAAAAGCCAGACGCCGATATGCACCGAGGAGTACGTCCGCGCCGCCCTGCGCTCCGACCCTGCCGAGGGGCGCTGGACGATCGGTCGCACGGATCTGCGGAGCTACACGGCGGACGGTCGCCGCGTCCAATATCTCTATCCGCCCGAGGAGGAGGGCCAGCGGATCCCGTTCTACGGCGAGGACTGCGTGGAGCGTGCGCAGCTCGTCTGTGGCCTTCTGAACGCATCGAGCGCCCCGGCCCCTGCCAGTAGCGGGGGTGAGCGGGAGGGATGGATGAGCGCGACGTGCAAGCACGCAACTGCGGCTCGATTTGACTTCGTCGGCATCCCCGATGACGCAGTGCCGGGAACGATTCATAGTCGCGACGGCGACCCGGACGGCAGGCTGACGGACCTCCGCATCCGATGCCCCGGAGACGTGACGAGCCAGGTACTCCCGAACGAGATCTACCTGCTACCCCGCAACGCCTTTGACGACACGGGGACCAAGCGATGATCGCCTGCGACATTTGCGGCACCGAAACCGGCCCCCACGGGCTGACGGCCCTGCTGGAAGATTTCCGGGTCGACGGAATCAAGGATGTCTGCGGGGAGTGCCGTGCGGAGATCGAGAGGGTCGCGAAGCCCGTACACAGCCGGGCGCTGAAGGCCACCATGAACATCTGGAGTCGCGCCGCGAAGCACCATATCCGGCGAATGGTTGGCGTCCACCGCGACGACACGGGCCGATGAGCGCCCGACTCTTGCCGCTTGTACCTGGCGGCCCGCTGGACCTGCGGACGATCGCCGCGCTCTACGGGATCCTGCGCGAACCCGACCCGTTCGATATAGGCCAGGTGCCCGCGCATGGGGTCCTGTCGGCGGCCCGCAAGGCGGTTGTCCTCGACTGGCTCGCATGGCGCCGTGCCCGTGAGGCGCAGCGCGAGGACGGCCGGTGAGCGACGCCCGTGCAGGAGACGTTGGCGCTGTGAGCTACGACGACTGGAAGGCGCGCGAGCCGATCTACGAGGAGCCGCCGCCGCTTTGCGAGGAGTGCGAGGGCACACTGGACGAGTTCGAGTGCTGCGAACGGTGCGACTACCGATTCTGCCCCGACTGCAATAGCGATCCCTGTCAGTGCGGGCCGGGTGACCCAACCGAGATGAGGCTGTCCCCGTGAAGCGCACCCCGATCCGCCGCAAGTCCCCGCTGAAGCGCGGCACGAAGCGCCTGAAGCGCACGCCCTTGAAGCGATCATCGAAGCTCAAGCGCTCCCGTCTCGCCACGGTGGGCAGGCGGAAGGCCAAGCTGCGGAAGCTCCAGTTCGGGCCGCAGTCGGAGCGCTGCCGCCGGATGCCGTGCTCGGTGCCTGGCTGCCAGTCAGGGACGCCGATCGAGGCGCACCACGTCGTGCCACGGAGCCGTGGCGGCAAGGACTCG